TGTAATTCCACTAGCTGGTAATGTGCTAAAACTATTATCTCCTCTTAAAAAGGTTGTAGCATCTTTAGTTCCTGTTGCTGTTAGTTTAGCAAGTGAAACTGTATTATCAGAGGGTACTCCTAAGTCTAAAACATCTCCAAGTATTTGAATAAAATCGATCACATCTCCTGTAACTAGATTTGATGCGAATGTGATTGTGGAAGAAGAAACTGTGAATGAAGAATTAGGTTGCTGTAAAATTCCATTTAAACTGACTAGCATATGATTAGCCGATTGAGGAGTTGCATTTACTCCACTTACTTGCATAGTATAACTAGCTTGTCCATTTACTACTGATATAGCATCACAAACTTGAAAGTTTCCTATTGTGGGTTCTGTTCCTATATATGCCATAATTATATTCCTATTAATTTGTATGCACTAAAACGACTTGTTCTTTCAGTTCCATGACCTTGAATATTTGCAGTTCCACCATCATTAGTATCAACATCAACCAAACCTTCTAAATAATCAGAACTTCCATTCATATCAACAATAGTAATACAAGTTGGTGTACAACCTTCTCCCTCATTGTTTACTGAACTTCTGTCAAAATTTATTTTAGAAATTGCTATTGAAGAACCATTTTTATATATTCTGCAAGTCGCTTGTCTTAATGTACCAGCTCCATCATCAACAGTTGTACTCAAAGCTACATAATATTTTCCAGCAACATTTGGTGTAAATCTATAATTTGTTGAATTATCATAACAATTATCTGTATCTAATATTTCTATATCAAATTGAACTTTATCATTTGCATTATCAGCAATAGATTGATGAGCTGAAAGACTTGCCTCAAAAGCTGGTCTATTTGAAATTAAACTATAATCTATTCTTTTTAATGTTCCAGCATCAGAAATTAATAATTCATCTGTACTAGCTGGAGATTCTGCTAATTCTGTTTCTCCTGAAATTATATCTTGTGATAATTTTGAATTTGATATTATTCCATCTTCTAAGTCAGCACTTGTTAGTGGAACATTAGTTGGTTTTGCACCTATAAAAGCCATTTAACTAACTCCTATGTTATTTCCATTATTGATAATGTAGAATCTATCTTTGCAGAAACAGAACAATCAATTTTTAAAACATCTGTTGTTTGTAGAACAACTTTTCCACCAGATAATAATTCTAAAGAACTTCCAGCTGGGATACTTACATTTTCTGCAAGTTTAACTGTTTCGTTTGTTTCTGTGTCAGAAGTAGTTGAAACTAATTGAACATCTACTGTTACAGCAGTTGTGTGAATGTTACAAAGTATTAAACCAAGAACTACTGATGTTGTTGAACTTGGAACTGTGTAAAGTGTGTCAGGAGTTCCAGAAGAACTCGGCATAGCACCATTTGTTTTTACTTTAAATGTATTAGCCATATCTTTATCCTAATGCGATTGCTAGAGCAACTGCTTGAGGGTCTGCCTCTAAACTTGTTACTTCTGTTGTTGTTAAGTTTGCGTCATTTGTAGTCGTATTTATGTAAAAAGGCAAGTTAATCCATGCACTCCCATCATAAATTTTTGGTTGCCAAGCAGTAGCAGTTGTTGTGTCTATCCAAATCATTCCTGATTGTGGAGAACTAGGTGCTGAACTTCCAGAGTTCTGACTACCTAAAGCAACTAATGAATTATTCAAATCTGATCTAAAATTTGGAAAAGATTGGTTTGCTATGTTTAAATCGTGTTGTGCCATAATTTCTTATACTCCTTTTAAAAGCCTTTTGCAATAAAATCAAATGTTCTTGATACATTTGTTCCACCAGAATTTTTAAATAAAACATCAAAGCCATTAATAGTTTTATTAGATACTGTGAAAAAATCGCCTGTAGCCATATCTTCGCCTGTAATTCCTAAAGCATAATTAACAGTTTTGTATGGATTTGTAAATAACACAGTTTTAACACCAACACCAGATGTAATATCATTCCCACTAAATATTCTATCTTGCATATCTATTGAAACTGATACTGCTGATACAACAGGAGTAGATGCTAAATCTCTTGAAATTAAAACAACTCTAAATTTAAAATATCTAGCTGTGTAATCTCCAATTACAAATGATCTAAAAGAAGTATAGGTTACATTGTCATCTGATGTTGCTATTTCTAAATGAGCATTTGCATTAGCTGGTGTATCTCCATCAAAGTTAGAATTTGTACTATCAAATAATCCTATTCTATTATCAAACAAGTCATCTGGGTTGTCAGAAGATTGAGATAAACTTGCAGTAATTCTAGCAGTATGTTTAGCACCTATATCAATAACATCTGAAAATTCATAATTACCACTAGCAAAGAAGTCAGCATTAGCTACACCTGAATCAAAAAATCTACTAGCTTCTGTATCAAAATCTCCACTAGCAGAATCAAATAATTCAGAAGAATCTAATCTTAGTGTGCTATCAGATACTAATACATTTGTTTTAGTTCCATCAAAGTCAGGGTGTTCTGATTGTGTGGCAATACTATTAAAATTCGTAATACCTACAACATTAGAAATAATCGCAGTTGCATTAGAACTAAAGTTACCCAATTTATCTACAGCTTTGATTAAGTAAGTTCCTTGTCTAGCTGGTACAGATATTGAAGTTGCTGGTCGTGATATTTTTTCTACTAATGCTACTGAATCTGCCCAAGTTCCTGTACCATCTGTTTTATCGCTAAATCGTAATTGATAATATGCTAAATCTAAATCTCCAATTTGTGTCCACCCCAAGTGTGCTTCTTGTCCTACAATATTACATGAGAAATCTTGGACATCTTCTGGTGGTTCTACTGCACCAACGATTGTTCTTTGTGCTGATACATAAGTTGAACTAACTCCAAAACTATTTACAGCTTTAACTCTTACATCATAGATACTTTGGTCAATTACATTTAAAACTCTGTGATTTAATCCTGAACCTTGTGCATAAATAATAAAATCTGAATCTGTACTTAATTTATATTCTACTTGGTAATAATCAACAAAGCTATCTGGAGAAGCACCTATAGTTACATCTAATGCTACAATTACAGTTCCATCATTATATTCAATTAATGTGTCTGATAAAGTTACACTTGCTGGTGGTTGGATAGTAAATGGATTAGGAAGATTAGTAGCTGGTACTGTTGTTGCTTGTGTTTTTGTAGCCCAAGTATAATGACTAGCCTGATATTCAACAAGTGATAATCCTACTGTTAAATCTTGGTTAAAAGTAATTCCAATAACTCTAAAAGGTTTAGCAGAAAAGCCAATAGAACTATGTGTAATATTAACTATATCTCCTATCGCTAAATCATAACCATTAAAATCAACATTGATACCTAAAGATAATGCTTCTCTACTTCTTCTAAGTATTACCTCTGCCATTTCTTCTGCTTGATATTGTGAAGTTATTGTTGTGAAATTGAATCTACCCTCTAATAAAAATCCACCATCAGCAGTTTTCATAGTTGCGTGTTGATCTGCACTTGGTAATCCTGAATCATCAATAGGTGGAAACTGTACTTCATCAACTTGAAAATTACGATCTGGGTTCACAAATCCAACTATAACTCTATTGTATCTATCATTTTTTGTTGGAGTAGATAATGAATAACCACCTATAATATTATCTTCTGTTAAAGTGATACTTGCACTTCCTGTTGTTTCAATAATTAAATTATATTTACCAGCATTGTAAGGTAAGTAACCTCTGCAACCTTTTAAGAACTCTCTAACATTATCTATGATTGGTTTTGAAGTATCTAATGCAGTATTAATATCAAAAATATTTATATCACTACCACCTGAATATGGTGTTACTTGTGTTGTACAAACAACTGACGCATCATAAAAAGATTGTAAATCTATTTCACTTATTGCTAATCCTTTTCCATATCTAGCATTAGTTAAATAATCTAATAAACACCATGCTGGATTAGTTGAATAAGCTGGAGATTGTGCTTGTAGGCTAGAGTTGTAAGCTACAACTTTCTTACCTTGTATTTTAGCTTGTACTTTTGGTATTCCTGTAAATGCGTCTTGATTCCATTTAAACCTTAAAGCTAAATAACAAAGACCAGATAATTTATGATTACTTCCCCAACTAGATAATGTTGATAATAAACTAGATGCTGATTGACCATCTGTTCCATAATGAGGTTCTACTCTAATTAAACTTTCAGCACTTGAACCCTCAACATTTGGGTCAGCTTTATAAAAATTACTATCTCCACTTCCTACTTCTACTGCTGTACTATCTGAGAAACTAGATGCAAATGTAACAACTTTATCATCTACTCTTATTTCTTCTATATCGTTTATCTCTCCCTCTGCCATAACGATAGCCATATATAAATATGTATTGTCAGTTCCCGAAGTTTCCATAAAAATCCTAACTCCCCCTGTAAGTCTTTCTCCATAAATTACAGGAATATTAGAGTCATTAGATTGTTTATTAATTAAAATACCTTTTTCAAAATCATCAAATTCATTTGTTGCAAAGTCAGGAATATCAGGTTGTTTTGGTCTTAATGCCCAACTTAAAAATAAAGATATACCTAAAGATACTAAAGGGTTTCCCCCTGTAAAAACTTTAGCAACGCTACTAACAACGCTAACAACTGATTTAACTATACCACCCATTATATATCCTTAACTACCATTCTTTTAATTTGATTATCTTCTACTCTTAACCAAGTAAAATTATCTTTAATGCCTTTGAATTTTTTAGCCATATCAACACACCATTTAAAGATTTTTCTAACATTCTTAATAGCAATAAATTCTACAAATACTAAATTAGTTCCTGAGTTCCATTCTTTATAATTTATTTTAGCTGTTTGTTTAAAATGATTAAAAGCATAATCAGATAAATAAGCCCAATTAGTAAAGCCAACTAATTTATCATTATGATAGTGTTTCTTATATTGGTTTAGAAATATACTTGGTTTAATGTGATGTTGTAAATCAAGATCATGCAAATTATCATATTTAGGATAATTTCTATATAATGAGATAATATCTTGCATTATTCTCTACCCCATTTAATATCTTGTACTGTTTGAGAACTAAAATCCATACCAACATCTGTACTAAAGA